CATTATGTCTTTTCAAGTAAATACACATTTCGTACAACAATACAGTACGAATGTTCAGTTGTTATTGCAACAAAAGGGTTCTAAGTTGCGCAATGCAGTTACAGTTGGTTCTTACACAGGTAAGGCTGCTAAAGCTGTTGAGCAAGTTGGAGCAGTTAACGCTGTTAAACGTACAGCTCGTCACGGTGACACACCACTTATTTCAACTCCTGCTGATGCACGTTGGGTATTCCCAACTGACTACGAATGGGCTGACTTAATTGATGACCAAGACAAGCTACGCATGTTGATTGACCCACAATCATCTTATGCACAGAACGGTGCTTACGCATTGGGTCGTGCAATGGATGACGAAATCATCGCTGCTATGTTTGATGACGCTAAGACTGGTGAGAATGGTTCTACAACTACTTCTTTCTTGTCTGCTAACCAAGTTGCTGTTGGTTACGGTGCTGCTTCTGCAACTGGTTTGAACATCGCTAAATTGCGTGAAGCAAAGCGTATCCTTATGGCTGGTGAAGTTGACGTTGACAATGAGCAATTATTTGCCGTTATCACTGCTCAGCAACACGATGACCTATTGTCTGAAGCACAAGCTATTAGCTTAGATTACAACACTCGCCCAGTATTGGTAGATGGTCGTATCACAGCTTTCATGGGCTTTAACTTCATTCATTGTGAGCGCTTGACTGCCGATAGCTCTAGCTACCGTCGTGTTCCAGTGTTCGCTAAGTCAGGCTTACATTTAGGTATGTGGAATGACATCAATACAATGGTTTCTGAGCGTGCTGATAAGGGCTATGCAACTCAAGTGTACGTAAAAGGTACATTTGGTGCTACTCGTACAGAAGAGAAGAAAATCGTTGAAATTAAGTGTGCTGAATAAGGAGAATTGACATGGCAACAACATACTCAAATGATATTTCTGGTGCTTATGCAACTCCAGCAACTAAAGTAAGCGGCGCTGCCGTTGGTGGTCGCTTACGCCGTCTACGTGGTGTTATCACTTTGGCTTCACAAGCTGATGGTGACACTATTGTTCTAGGCAAGTTGCCAGTTGGCGCAATCTTCGCTTATGGCGTTTTGACTGCCTCAGCAACTCTTGGCGCATCTGCCACGATTGCTATCGGTAAATCAGGCGCTACAGGCAAGTATCGCACTGCTGCTGTATTCACATCTGCAAACACTCCAACTATGTTTGGTAATGCTGCAGCTACTGATGACAGCGAGTTGACTGCTGAAGAAGAAGTGTTAGTAACTGTAGCTACTGCTGCATTGCCATCAAGCGGCACTGTAGTTGTAGACCTATACTACTCAGCACCTTAATGCTGTAAAACGATAGGGGGTGGCTTCGGTCATCCCCATCTTCACTGGAGAAAATCATGGCATCACGTTATTACGCATTAGATTTAGGTGGCGACATCACTGATGTGGCTGAAGGTTCATCAACACAGTCTAAGACTGTAGAGATTGCAATTGATTTGGCTGACGGTGCAACTCGTCAAGAAGTTTTTAATGCTATTGAAAACATTAAGAACTACATCCTGCAAGACATTTATCCACCAGCTTAATTAGGAGCTGACAATGGCATCACAAGTTGAGATTGCCAACCGTGCATTAACCAAGTTAGGTGCTGCACGGATTATTTCGTTTGGCGATGACAATAAGCAGTCACGTGCTATATCGTCAATGTTTGACCATGTGTATAAGAGCGAATTACGTACACGTGTTTGGAGCTTCAGCAAGAAGCGTACATCATTACCTGCTTTAGCAACTACTCCAGCATGGGGTTTTGCCTATGAATATCAATTGCCAGCAGATTTCATCCGTCTTTTACAGGTAGATGAGATTTATACAGGCGTTTTCTTGGATGATTATGTCAACGGTGACACGTCTGAGTACGCTATTGAAGGCAATAAGATTCTCACAGATTTTGCTGCTCCGCTAAAGATTAAGTATTGCGCTGACATAGTAGATACTACTCAGTGGGATGTTACCTTTGTAGAAGCAATTGCATCACGTTTGGCTTATGAATTGGCAGAAGACTTAACTCAATCTAACCAAAAGAAGGCAGACGCTTATACAGACTATCAACGTGCCATGAGCGCTGCGATTAGGTCTAATGCTGTAGAGATTCCACCTCAGCAGGTGGCGGATAACACTTGGATTATGTCTAGGTTATGACCTTAATCTATGTTGACCGTGAATCCCATACCACTGACAGTAGGCTAGTAACGCCAACGGTACAGCTACGTGATAACAGACAGGTTATTGCAGGTGCTGACCAGCCGTTAGTGGTTCGTGATGGCGGCGTACAAGACGTAATTGATGGCAAAGCGTTCTACGCATACAAAATACATAGAGCAGCAAACACTTTAGCAGTAGGCGCAAGCATTGATATTGTTGTGACCTCTGCACAAGGCGCTACATTAGGCATTGGATTTGCAGCTCAATGCGCTGGCAATGCTGAAATAACTATTTATGAAGATGTATCTAGCGTTACTGGCGGCACTTTATTTGTACCGTTAAACCGTAACCGTGCGTCGTCAGCTATTAGCACTACAGGCGTACTAATAAACCCAACTGTAGGTACATTGGGTGACATTATTTATGAAGATTTAATCTTGGGTGGCACTGGTGGCAACGCTGCTGGCGCAACTCTTAGGGGTGATTACGCACTTATTGATGACGTATCATATTTATTTAGACTAACCAATACTTCATCTCAGGTTCAGGTAGCTGAGTTGATGCTTCAGTGGATTGAATAATGGCAAAAGCATCCCCAATACAAACGTCGTTCAACTCTGGTGAATTCAGCCCAACGCTTGAAGGGCGTGTTGACGTTGCTAAATACAACACTTCATGCAAAACACTAACTAACTTTATTCCAATGATTCAAGGTCCAGCACGTCGTCGTTCTGGCACTGTATTTGTGAATGAGGTTAAAGATTCTGCTGACCGTACATGGTTAGTACGCTTTGAATTCTCTGCTGACCAAGCCTATATCCTAGAATTTGGTGACCAATACATCCGCTTTTACACGAATCACGGTCAATTAGTGACTGGCACTGTAACGGCATGGAGCAATGCAACTGCTTATGTAGAAGGCAGCCTAGCATCAAGACTTGGCGTTAATTACTATTGTAAGGTGGCGCATACTAATCAGCAGCCGCCTAATGCGACTTACTGGTATCCACTTGCAGGTGACGTTTATGAGATTCCTTCTCCGTACGCTGTGGCTGATTTGGTTGATAGTCTTGGGCAATTTACTCTACGAATGGTACAGTCTGCTGATGTCATCTACATTTGCCATCCAGACTATAAAACTCGCAAGCTATTGAGATACAGCGCAACTCGCTGGGTAATGGATGAGCTTGAGCCGTTAGAAGGGCCATTTGAAGACATTGAGATTGACAATCCTATAACCGTTTATTCATCTGGCGAAACTGGCACGGTCACTTTGACTGCTAGTGCAGCTACGTTTGTATCAACTGATGTCGGTTCTTTGTTCTTCATGGAGCAAAAACTTGTAGACATTATCAAGCAATGGGAATCAGGAAAGTCTATTTCTGCTGGTGACCGTCGCAGGTCTGACGGCAAAACATACGAAGCATTGAACACTGCAACAACTGGCGTTAATAAACCTACGCATAGTCTTGGCGCTGAGTATGACGGTGACACTGGCGTACAGTGGGCGTTCCGTGATGCAGGTTATGGATATGTCAAGATTACTGGCTTTACCAATTCCACGACTGTAACTGCTGAAGTGCAATCAAGATTACCGTCTGGCTGCGTTGGTTCAGGCAATGCGACTACTCGTTGGGCGCATGGCAAATGGTCTGAAACAAGAGGATACCCAGAGCAGGTGGCGTTCTTCCGTGAGCGCCTAGTGTTTACTAAGGGTCAAGACGTAGAGATGTCAGTAGTTGGTGACTTTGAAAACTTTGCACGTAAGAATTCTAGCGGCGAAGTAGTGACTGACCAAGCCATCTCAATCCGCATCTCATCTGACCAAGTAAACGAAGTGCAGTGGTTATCGCCATCTAAAGGCTTATTGCTAGGCACAACTGGCGGTGAGTATGTTATCAAAGAATTGACTACCAATGAAGCATTTGGTCCAGCTAACGTCACTGTAGTAAACCAGTCGCCATTCGGTTCACGTGCCGTAGTGCCAGTGCAGGTAGGTGAAGCGGTGTTATTTGTGCAGCGCTCAGGTCGCAAGCTGCGTGAATTGATGTATGACTTTGGTTCTGACAGCTACAAGTCTATTGATACCACTGTTTTATCTGAGCATATTACCTTTGGTGGCATCACTGACTTGGTTTACCAGCAAGAACCTCATTCAATCGTATGGGCGGTACGTACTGACGGCACATTGTTAGGGTTTACCTACAATAAAGAGCAGGATGTATTGGGCTGGCACAAGCATGAAATTGGTGGCGACGGTATTGTTGAGTGCGTAGAATCAATCCCTTGTCCAGATAAAGACCAAGATGACCTATGGATGATTGTAAGACGCACAATTAACGGCTCTACAAAACGATATATTGAATATTTAGGAAAAGACTTTGGAGATGAAACTGATATTGAAGACGCTTTCTTTGTTGATTGCGGTCTTACTTATGACGGCTCTCCTAACGACACAATCTCAGGTCTTGACCACCTAGAAGGCGAAACTGTAGCTGTATTGGCAGATGGCGCATCACATCCGAACCGTGTTGTTACAAGTGGCAGCATCACTTTGGCACGTGACGCAAGTGTTGTGCATGTTGGATACGCTTGCCCAGCCATTTTGACTACTCAGCGCATCAATGCTGGTGGCGCAGACGGTACTTCTCAAGGTAAAACTAAGCGCATCACGAAGGTAGTGATTAGATTCTTGAGAACATTGGGCGCAAAGGCTGGATTCTCTCCTACAGAATTAGACGAGATTCAATTCCGTAGCGGCTCAGACCCTATGGATACAGCTCCACCAGTGTTTACAGGCGACAAATTATTAGAGTGGAATGGTGGCTATGACTTTGATGGTTATATTACAATCAAGCAAGAGCAGCCATTACCAATGACTGTGACAGCTATCATGCCGCAAGTTGTTACTCAGGACAGATAATGATTATCGTACCGTTTAAAGCTGAACATCTACACACTTTGAACCTACAATCAGCTCAAGCGCTGTTTGGTCCACTACTGACCGATGCAGAATACGGTAAATCACTAGAAGATGCTGGCAATGCTTTTACAGGAATTGTTGATGGTGAAACAATTATCTGTTCAGGAGTGGTAGAACAGTGGCAAAATAGAGCCGTGGCGTGGGCTTTAATATCTGAGAATTCTGGCAAACATTTTGTAGCGATTCACAAAGCGGTGAGCAGATTCTTAAAGGTATGCGATTACAGACGTGTAGAAGCCTATGTAGATGATAGATTTGAACAGGGGTATCGTTGGATGGATATGCTAGGTTTTAAACATGAAGGATTCATGGAAGCATTTTCTCCTAACGGCTCTAGTATGCACTTATATGCAAAGGTGAAACATGGCTGACCCAATAACCATTGCCCTTGTTGCATCGGCAGCAACGGCAGCAGTAGGCGCTGTAGCTGAAGGGCAAGCGCAAAAAGAAGCGTATAAAGCTCAGGCGAACGTAAACGAATACAACGCCAAAGTATCTGACATGAACGCTCAGATTGCACGGAATAATGCGTCTGTGCGAGAAGAGGCGATGCGACGTAAATCACGTCAAATTCTAGGTCAACAACGTGGCGCACTAGGCCAAGCTGGCATTGAGATGTCTGGTTCTGCTTTAGATATTGTGCAGCAATCCACGACAATGGCTGAGTTGGATGCGTTAAATACAAGATACGAAGGTGATTTACAGGCACGTGGCTTGATTGCTACTGCTGCTGGTGAGCGCTATCAAGCTGCTGCTAACCGTGTTAATGCTAAGAACGCTCAGACTGCCAGCTTTATTAAGGCTGGTGCTGCTGTAGCTGGTGCGTATGCTACATCTACATACTTGAGTGCTGGTACTGCTGGCACTACAGGCACTACAGGATTAGGTACGCAAGCGCTAGGAGCTAACCCTAATGCTGCTACAGGCTATGGCGTAAGACCAACTGCATCAATAGGATTAAGATAATGGCACGTATTCCAGTTTACGAACAAACAACTACTCCTAGCGGTCTTATTCAAGGCGGTAAGTTAACGTCTGCTTACGTTGCATCGCCAGTAGGTAGGGCTATTTCAGAAGTTGCTCAGGTTGGTCAGCAATTTGTCAAGGCATTTGACCATCAAGATGCGCTTATTGCTGAAGAGAAGCTAACCCAATTACGTGAAGAGCAATCTCGTCTAGCAATGGATGAGAAGGAAGGCTTTTTAAATAAGCGTGGTAAGGATGCTATTGAGAAGGATGCTAACGGCAATACCCTTCAAGACCAATACATGAACAAGTTTGGTGAATCAAAAGCTCGTATTTCAGCAGGAATGACTGAAAACCAGCTCATCAAATTTAACCAGAAGTCACGTTTACTAGACCTAGATTTCAAGCAGCAGATTCTCAAGCATACGATTAACGAAGCTGACAGATATGCTGATGACGTATTTAAGAATACTTTGACTGCTGAGCAGAATGTCTTAGGGCGTGATTATCAGAACCCAGTGACGTTCAAAGTGTCAATGGATAGGGTTATGCAGTCTATCAATGCTTATGCTGATAGGAAGGGTTTAAGCGATGACCAGAGGGCTAATCTAATCTCAGAGCAGACTGGCAAGTTGCATGCGTCTGTTTTGACTGGTGCATTGGCTAACAAGAACGTAGCATTTGCTGAGAAATACATTAAATCAGTTGAAGGTCAGCTAGATGCTGATGACAAATTGAAGTTTAATCACGTGTTGACGCAAGAAAAGAACCGTATTAAAGCTGATGCAAAGGATTTTGCTGAAGGTACTATCTACAAAATGGTACTTGATGGCGCTAGTGACAGCGATATTATGAGTTCTCAGGCATTTAAAGCTCTTGACCCTAAAGCTAAAATTGAAATGATGGGTAGTTTTAACCGTGCCAGAGATGTACGTGCTGAATATACGCCAGAGATTTACGCTAAATTCTATGAATTATCTACAAATCCTGAGCAGTTAAAGTCAATGACCAGAGAGCAGATATT